CACAAAAGAAGGCTTATATCATTGCGGATAACAAACTAGCTCTTAATTCGGGCTGGGATGACGAGTTGCTTAAAATAGAACTTGAGCAATTAAAAGAATTAGATTTTGATTTGGGCTTGATTGGTTTTAGTGATGATGAATTAGCTTTGCTGATGGGTGGTGAAACTACAGAAGGACTTGTTGACGAAGACCAAGTGCCTGAGTTGGTGGATGACCCTGTAACCGTGTTGGGTGATGTGTGGGTGCTAGGCAATCATCGCTTGATGTGTGGCGATAGCACGAGCATTGATGCTGTATCGAAATTATTGGATGGAACAAATGCTGGCATGGTCTTTACTGACCCGCCTTATGGCATCAGCTACCAGTCAAACGGAAGAACAAAGTCTGCCAAGTTTGATGTTATTAAAAATGATGATGTGTTTTTAGATGTTGCTCCAGTTATTCACGCCTGCTCTACAGGTTGGGTTTTCGTGTGGACAAGTTGGAAGGTTCTGACTCAGTGGCTTGAGAAGTTTGAGTCGTTTGGCTATCCAACAAATCAGGTTATATGGTCAAAGGGCGGCGGCGCGATGGGTGATCTGAAAGGCACTTTTGCAAGCGACTATGAAACCGCATTGGTATGGAATAGAGGCGCAGAGCTAACAGGCAAGCGCATCGGTAGTGTTTGGAAGGTCGGCAAAGACGGCGCGTCAACTTACGTTCACCCAACACAAAAGCCAGTCGCGCTAGCGGAAGAGGCTATCGACAAAACAACACGAGCAGGCACAGTAGTGCTTGACCTTTTTGGCGGCAGTGGCTCAACGCTAATCGCTTGCGAAAAGACAGCACGACACGCTCGCCTAATGGAACTCGACCCTAAATACTGCGATGTCATCATTAAACGCTGGCAGGACTTCACAGGCAAACAAGCCACGCTAGAATCAAACGGCAAAACATATAACGAGTTGCTAAATGATAACCAAGCCCAAAATCCACATTGATTTAGCAAAGGTTGAATCATTGGCGGCTAATGGTTTGACGCAGGAGCAGATAGCGGCAGCGTTGGGTATAAGCGAGTCGACATTGCATAAAAGAAAGCAAGAAAATACAGATTTTACAGCCGCTATTAAAAGGGGAAAGGCTAAGGGCATCGCATTAGTGACTAATAAACTGATGGAGTCAATCAAAGGCGGCAACATGACAGGGATGATTTTCTTTTTGAAAACACAGGCAGGATGGAAAGAGACAAACGTGCAAGAAGTTACTGGCGCGAATGGTGAAGCGATTCAGCACGCTGTCAGTATCAAGATAGAGTTTGATGATGAGTGAGCTTGTCGCCAAGTTCCCTCCAAAAGCTAGATTTTTATTCAAACCATCACGCTACAAAGTTTTATACGGTGGGCGTGGTTCATCTAAAAGTTGGTCAATGGCTCGTGCATTACTGCTAATCGGAGCAAGTAAGAAGCTCCGCGTCTTGTGTGTCCGTGAAGTTCAAAACTCTATTGCTGAGTCCGTCCATAAGCTGCTATCGCAACAGATTGAAGCACTCGGTTTACAATCATTCTACGAAATACAAAACACGACGATATTTAGCAAAATAAACGGCACTGAGTTTATATTCGAGGGCATCAAGCACAACATCACTAAGATAAAATCTATGGAAGGGATTGATGTGTGTTGGGCTGAGGAAGCCGAAGCCATTAGTGATATGTCGTGGGATGTTCTTGTACCAACAATCCGAAAATCAGGATCTGAAATATGGATAAGTTTTAACCCTAAATTCGATGACGATGCAACATACGTCCGATTTGTTAGCAATCCACCTGCTAACTGTATCGCTATTAAAATGAATTGGACTGATAACAAATATATCAGTCAAGAATTGATTGATGAGAAAAACGACTTAAAAGAGCGCGACTTAGATAAGTATCTTTGGGTTTGGGAAGGCCATTGTCTAAAAGTATTGGATGGTGCGGTCTATATGGATGAGATGCGCAAGATGCGCGATGATGGCCGTATTTCTAACGTACCTTATGAACCATCAAAGCCAGTTTATACTTTTTGGGATTTGGGCTTTGGTGACAGTACTGCTATTTGGTTTGTGCAAATGGTGGCTATGCAGTATCGGGTTATTGATTACATCGAGGATAACCGAAAGTCGATAGACCATTATGTCAGACTTATACAATCTAAGCCTTATGTTTTCGAGCGTCATTATCTGCCGCATGATGGCAGACACGCGAACCTAGCTACAGGTAAAACTATTCAAGAGATTGTCGAAGGCTTTGGCCTTAAAGTTGAGATAGTGCCGCAAATTGGCATTGATAACGGCATTAACGCGGTGCGTATGGCTATGCCGAATGTTTGGATAGATGAAAATAAGTGCAAAGAAGGCATAAAAGCATTAGAGTATTATCATTACGAAACAGACAAGAACGGCAACCGACGAAACATACCCGCGCATGATTGGTCGTCTCATGGCTGCGATGCGTTTCGATATATGGCTGTTGCGTTCAAAGAATCAGTAAAGCATAAGCCTATTAAAAAGGCTTACGTTCAACACGGCTGGATGGGTTAATCATGGGCAATCTAAACGAGTTTTTTAGAGACTTAGGCCGCAATGCTTACGGCTTAGGCGAGAATGTCGCTAGTTTAGGTAGTGCTGCGATTGCCGAGCCTGTCGCTGGCTTTGCTGCAATGTATGACCCTGCCAACGGCGCACAAGCTATTCGTGAAGGCATGACATACACGCCACGAACTCAAGCGGGGCAAATGTATCAGCAAGGCGCAGCGCGTACTCTTGGCACAATTGCTCAACCTGCAATGCCTGTTATTGACACATGGCAAAGAGGCGTTGATATTGCTGGCGGTTATAGCCCTGCGGCTGGTGCAATGTTGCGTACTGTACCTGCGGCGATAGGCGTGGCGATGGGTGCAAAACCTGCGTTACAGGCAGGGCGGCAAGTCAGTAACAGTCTAGGCGCAATGCAAGGGCGTATGGTTGCCAATGCTAATGCACCAAGAACACTAAACACGGGTTATATGGGGCAACGTGGCGCGATTGGCACACAAAGACCGCTAACCGAATTTGAGAAAGCACACTTAACCGCACAACGTAACGCGGCATTGCCTGTTGAAAAAGGCGGCTTAGGTCTACCTGCTGATAATACGGCTATGGATAGGGCTAGGGCGATGGGTTTTGATGTAGATAATGGCGTTTATCATGGGACTGGTGTTGATATTAACGAGTTTAGAAATGACTTATTGGGGTCAAATACTGGAGCACCTTCGGCAAAACTAGGGCATTTTTTTGCCGAAACACCACATACGGCCAGTCAATACGCTAGGACTGCGTCAAAATTAAATGTAGATGATGGTGTTGTTTTTAACGAGTTTATAAAAAATCAAATAGACCGTTTTAATAATATAGAAGGGTTGCCAAATGATTTTAAAATAAATTCTATTGATGACTTTTTAAACAGAAAAGAATTGCTAGAGCAAAAAAGAGAAATAATAAGAAAATCAAAAAAGGGGGATTGGTTAGGTCAAGATGATAAAGAAAAAATAAGACGGATTGATTCTATTGAGTACCAATGGGATAACACCCATACAAATGCATTAAGTTTAAATAACTCTTATTTGATTAATAAGTATGGAGATGATTATAGGGCTTTGACACCTAGAGAAGGGGCGAGAACTATCCCTATATTTTTAAAAAAAGGCAAAAACTACCTAAAAGATTTTGATGGTAGAATGTATAGAGATGAAAAATTTTCTGATTTGATGAAAAAAGCAAAAGACAGTCAACATGATTCTGTTACTTTTGCAAATACTTTTGACCCTGCCGATATTGATATAAAAAGAACCCCTGAAAACATCTATGCAGTATTCGACCCCAAAAACATACGCTCACGCTTTGCCGCCTTCGACCCGTTTAACCGTGACTCATCTAACCTACTCGCACAATCCGCAAAGCTCGCACCTACTACCGCTTTAGGCGCGTATATGTATAATGAGAAGCGCAAAAAATCACAAGGTAAACAGTAATGTCAGACTACAAAACCACAGGCAAACTAGACGCGGCTGGCATTGCTAAGTTAATGAACAGCGATAACATCGTTTTAGATTTAGACGCCGATAAAATTGCAGCGATTGAGACAACGTGCCAAGCGTTATACGAACAAGACGCGCAAACGTGCGAAGATTGGCGCAATGAAGCCAAGAAACTGCTAGAAATAGCAGGTATGCACGATAAGTCACGGTCACACATTGACCCGTGGCAAGCGAATACACAACTGCCTGACCTTATCCATGCGGCTATGCAGTTTAACGCCAAGA